GGATATATCAAGAACAGAATTCGATTTAAAAGATGAATTAATTCGTTCAACAATAATTGATATTGATGAAAAGGTAGATAAAAACGCAGAGAAGCTTGATGACATTGATGAAAAGTTATTCAAGATAATCCAAGAAAAATAACATATGAAAAATTTAATCACTTTAATCTTATTATTATTTGTATCTATTTCATTTTCACAAGAAATGACAGTGTTATACATGAATTCAAATTGGAATTCAAGAAACGAATGGAAAGATATAGATAATTTAAAAAGAGCAAAAATCTTAAAAGTAGATTTTGATGCTCAAAGACCGAGTATAAAACAAGCAATTAGATCAGTGCCTGCTGTAATAGTATTAAAAGATGGTAGACCAGTTGCAACATGGCAAGCAGATTTATCAATGAAATTACAAGTACGTTGGCAAGATGTTCAAGATGTAATTGATGGTAAAATCGCCCCTAGAAGAAGATCAACATCTAACTAATTAAATGAAAAACATAAGCGAACACGTTACATATAAGGAAAGTGTGTATAGCAATACTGCAATGAGGCTAGGTTTAAAAAATGAACCCACAGAAGCTCATTTAAGTAACATGGAGTTACTATCAGAAAAAGTATTCGAACCCCTTAGAGTGCACGTAAATGGCCCTATAAAGATCAATTCGTTCTATCGTGGACCTGATTTGAATAAAGCAATCGGTGGGTCAAGTAAATCGCAGCATTGTAATGGTCAAGCAATGGATATTGACGATACTTATGGTTACATGAGCAACGCAAATATGTACGATTACATAAAGAAAAATTTATCGTTTGATCAAATGATATGGGAATTTGGAACAGATAAAAACCCTGATTGGGTTCATGTAAGTTATGTAAACGAAGAAGCTAATAGGAATAGATGTTTGTTAGCATATAAAGACAAAAATAATAAAACAAAATATAAAACAATATAGATATGCCACGAATTCATACAGTCGCAGCCGACGGTGTAATAACCGCAGGTGACAAATTAATCGGATCAGACGGTGGACAAGATAAAAACTTTGTTACTAGAAACTACACTGTAGGTGGCGTAAAAGATTTTATACTTAATGGTACTCACGCTGGTTCATTTACAACATTAACAACAACAGGAAACGCAACGATCGGCGGAAACGTTACTATTGCAGGCAATATAACAGTAGGAGATGCAGATACTGATACAATATCATTTGCAGCTGATGTTATTTCTAATATAATACCAGATGCAACAAACACATACACATTAGGTACTGCAGCAAAAAAATGGAAAGATATACATGCAGAAGGCTCAATTAAAGCGGGCAGTATATGGTTAGATGGTACATTAAGTGAAATTTCTGGTGTTACAAATATATATACTCAAAAAATATTTGATAGTCAAGATAGTACTTATTTCTTAGATCCTTCAGCTAGTATATCATTAAAAGTAAAAGGTAGCATACAATTGGGTGATGCAAATGCAGAAACAAATGCAGAAATAACTTCATATGGTGATTTAATATTAAAAGCTGATGTTGATAATGACGGAAACTATGATAGAGGTGTAGAAATATTTAGAACACGTGGTGGAAATGATGGTGGTGTTGGTATTTATTTTAATAGAAACCAATACGATCTTGATAACCAATCTTTGCCTGTTAGTATATTTAACCAAATTGCAGTTGGAAAAGTTATTCACGGTTTAGGTACTGGGCCAAACAATCAAGATGTAACTAGCGCTACTATAACTCAAATTATTGGATGGAAAGATGCTCAAGGTAATATTTTAGGCACTGTTTTAGATGAACCACCTGCTGCCGCAACTCAACTTCAAGTATATGTAAATACTTCAATATCTTATTCTAATAGTTCTTATCTTACAATTTTAGATTCAAGTGCAACATTTAACGAAGATGCTACGCGTAATATAAAATTCTTTTCAGGTAGTTCACAAGTTGCTAGCATTGATAAAGATGGTAAACTAACCGTTAGCGCAATAGACGCAGGTTCAAGTGCTATAACAACTACTGGTAATTTAAATGTTGGAAGTATAGCGGCAACAGGAACTATAGTTGCTAACAATACAAATACTATAAATGGTATAAATATAAATAACAGTAACCAAGAAATATCTGGTATTGGTAATATTTATGCTCATAAATTTTTCGATAGTCAAGATGATAATTACTACGTAGATCCTGGGCACTCGGGTATATCTGTAAATGTTGCTGGCCAAATTATCGGTGCTGGTAATGCTAATATTGGTGGTATTGCTATAAATGCTTCTAATAAAGAAGTATCTGGTGTTGGTGATTTATATGCTTATAAATTTATTGATTCACAAACTGGTACTCATTATTTAGATCCAGGTAATAGCACACTATCATTAGTCACTGCTGGTAAAATAACAATAGGCGCATTTACAATACCAAAAACAATTGGTACTGCAGGACAAGTATTAAAAGTGCCAAGCTCTGGTACTGAATTAGAATGGGGAACTGCAACTGCATCTGCACAAATAGGAGATTTAAGTGTAACACCTATAAGTAGTGCAGATGATTTTAAAGTATTGATTGATGGAAATTCCGCAGGTATATCTGTATTATCAAATAGCGGAACAAGTGGAAGTTCGAGTGTAGTTGTTGGAAAAGATGGACAGATTAATGGCGGTATATTTGAATACAATAAAGCATTATCTGCGGTAAGAATACAAAGACACGGTGCGGTTTATATAACAATTAATTCATTAGGTGTTGCATTAAGTGGTATTCCAACTCACGCAGACGATACCGCCGCGGGTACTGCTGGATTATTAGCTGGTCAGTTATACAAAACTTCCGGTGGAGATTTAAAAATTAAACTATAATATGAAACTATGGAAAATTGTCCTTTTTGCGGTAGCTGTACTTGTCACTAGTTGCTCAATACAGAAAAAACCTAAATTACAAATTACACATGTCTTAGCTGTAACTCAGCAAGGTGACACATTAACTATACCTATTGATGTTATAAGGCCTGTTAATTATAGAATAATAAACTATAATACAACGCCAAGCTACGGGTGGTATCACGGTGGTAGAACATACCATTATGATTATAGTTACAGTTCCTCAAATAGAGGAAGCAATAATAACGATAAAGGTTCAAATAAAATTGTGCCTAGAGAAGATCCTGGAGACGGGAGACCATCAGGAGAAGTTTTAATGAAAGGAAAAAGGTAATGAACTTTTTTGATTTTAATAATAACGGAAAGTATGATTGGTGGGAATATTTATTACCTATTGTAATAATATTTATAATTGAAATTATTGCCGAGGTTGTGGCAAAATTTTTGATATTTTAGAATATCGAGGAGCTGTTTTCATAATCTTTAATCCATTCATCCAGCCAGTATAAGGTACTTCGCCTACACTCAAATTACTGAGCATATGCCAATTTATAATACCTCTTCTTTTAAGAGAGCACATATATTGTTGTTCCATATCTTTATCATGAGCTGGTCTGTTTAACACATACACTGGTAAGTGCCAACTATGAGGATTGCAATTACTTACTTGGCCACGTTTATCACGTGGTCTTTTATCAACGCTTTTAGCGAAGAAATCAAAACCTATAAGATCAATACTTTTATAGGTTTTTACTTTTTGTATAAACCATAATATAGTTATAAATCCCGCACTAGGTCTATAATCGTTAACGCCTAACAAATCTTTATCAAACTGTTTCATAACGCTAACTAATTCATTGTCAGAATACATTTCAGTATATTCTGGAAAGTCTTTTGGTAATCTATTTTCTAATACCCAGTCTTTTAATTTTAAATTACCACGGCATCTATTTAATAATACTTTAGTATTTTTAAATTTACCGTTAATAAATTTATTTTTAACAGTAGTATATGATGGCGATCTAAATTGTCCAGTAACCCATATATCACATTTAGTGCCTAATGATTCTTCTTGTAAATCATTAGCTTCAATAGCTCTACCAAACCTTACAACAATATCATATTCATCGATAAACTTTGCGAGTTTATGATTCATAATCTCTACAGAGTTACCGACAAATATAATACGTTTATTTTTTACAAACTGTTGTATACTCTCCACCATTCTTCAGAAGCTTGTGCATCCCTATAGTCATCAAACCAAGGTCCGCCGTTTGTATAATGTAATGCTTTAGCGCCTTTTAAATCATAGTGACCAACTAAACAATTAAATTCTTTAGGTAAATCAATTATGTTATTATCATTAATAAAATAAAATTCATGTAGTTGTTTTGGCGTTGCATTATCTATATATTCTTTTGATAATTTATTTTTAAATTGTTTACATCTAAATAGCATTAAGCTAGACCAATTCTTTTTTGGGTATGATTTGTTTTCAATACCATTCATTTTATTGCTTTCAGCTTCATAATCTTCATGTTTTACAACCGCCATTGGTTGATCAGCATTTAAGTACTTTCTTAACTGTCTTGGATCACATTTCCATAAAAAATCATTATCACAAAACAATGCCATTCCTTCATAATTACAAAGTAACGGTACATAAAATCTTGTAAAAGAAAATTCTGTTGATTCACCTGGCACATCTTCTCTGCCATATATACCAGCTTCTTTTAATTTAGATTTGTTTAGCCACGTTATATCCGCTTCTGGCCAGTAATTTTTTATAGATCTTTCGCAAACTTTTGTTGCATCTGTAAATCTTGAGTCGTGTCCTATAAATATTCTCATTTTATATTTTTTTACCTGATGTTTTTCTGTTTATATCGTCGTGATTAAATTCAGCCCAGTACAATTCAAATGCTACACCATCTTCTAAACCTTCAAACTGATGAAACTTACCGGGTTTAACCATAGTAAAATCTCCAGCTTCAAGTATTGTTTCGTCCACAAGGCCTTGATCTTCTTGCCAAACTCTGATAAGCATTTTACCAGATTCAACAAAAAATCCATTCCACTTATATTTATGTTCATGTTCTGAACATTTAAATCCTTTATTATATTCTATTCTGTGAAACTCTAATACACCATTTTTGTGTACCATCTCAGTTTTACCCCAAATTTTTCCTGCTTTCATAATTTATTAAAATAAGGTTTTGACCAGTTTCTTTTATTCATAAGTCTAGCTTGACTTTGTGATTTTTGTTTTTGTTTAGGTTGCCAAGCAATCCACTCTGGTCTGCCATTTTGTTTATTTGATGTTACTTTAAATTTTTCTATAGATTGATTAGGTTTGTTTTTAAAGTGTATACTAATCAATATTCTTGGCCCTATCGTATCAACTTTGTGATATTGGTATTGTGGTATGTATAGCAAATCGCCAGGTTCTAAAATAAACTCTTCAGCTATTTCATTTGGCTTATCAGGTGTAAACTCTTTGTATATTGTCCATTTAGTTTTACCTTCGGTATGAAATAAAAAGTTTTCAGTTTGGTCTGCATGTGCAGGAAACGATTTTGAATTAGCTTTGGGTGAAGCATATACATTAGCTTGTCCTGTACCAAAGTATTTTTCAAATTCAAAACATATATCAACTAATGCTTTTTTCTCATACTCAACAAACGGTATAACAAATGTTTTACCATCGGTCCATTGCTTGTACATTTTTTGCTTACTTAGTAAAGGTAATTTTAATTTACCTTTTCTTACTTTATCTAAACACCATCGGCCATCACCTTGTTTACGGTAATCAATAATTTGCAAACCTTTTAAATGAGGGTATCTATTTAAATAATTA